GAGCCATTCTCAAGAGTGCAGATTTACTTGAGAAGGGCGAATATGAGCCAGTTGAAAAGATCATCAAAGATGCAGTGCAGATCAGTCTTACAAAAGACATGGGCACAAACTACTTTGAAGATCCTAGAGCAAGACTTATGGCTCTCAAGGACAATAACGGACAGATCAGCACAGGCTGGCCCGCTATGGATCGTAAACTGTTTGGCGGCATGAACAAAGGTGAACTCAATATTTTTGCAGGTGGATCAGGATCAGGTAAGAGTTTGTTTATGCAGAACCTAGCAGTTAACTGGGTAACACAAGGACTAAATGGTGTATACTTGAGTTTGGAACTTAGTGAAGGACTTAGTGCTATGCGTATTGACAGTATGCTTACTAATGTAAGTACTAAAGAAGTTTTCAAAGACTTGGACACTGTTGAGATGAAAGTTAAGATGGTGGGCAAGAAAGCAGGTAACTTGCAGATCAAATACATGCCAGCACAAAGCAATGTAAATGATGTTAGAGCATACTTGAAAGAACTGCAGATTAAAAATGGCTGGCGTGTAGACTTCCTGCTTATTGACTACTTGGATTTGCTTATGCCGGTTAGTGCTAAAGTTAGTCCAAGTGATCTGTTTGTTAAAGACAAGTATGTTAGTGAAGAACTGCGTAACTTGGCTAAAGAACTTAACTGTGTATTTGTAACAGCAAGTCAGTTGAACAGAGGTGCAGTAGATGAAATTGAATTTGACCACAGTCATATCTCAGGTGGACTTAGTAAGATTAACACAGCAGACAATGTGTTTGGTATCTTTACAAGTCGTGCAATGCGTGAGCGTGGACGCTATCAGATACAGTTAATGAAAACTCGTAGTAGTAGCGGTGTTGGACAAAAGATTGATCTGGGCTTTAACTTGGAAAGTCTGCGTATTACAGACTTAGGAGAAGACGAAGATGCACCTCAACAAACTACAGGCAGTAATATTATGAATCGTATTAAGAGTAACGGCGTAGTAGAAGCAAGTGACAATATTGCTACTCCGACTGCTAGTGTGCAGAGTAGCAAACTTAAAGATATGTTAGCAGGATTGAAAAGTGAATAAATGGACATGCAGTGAACCTTATAACACTGCTTACTTGGAACAAACTCATACAGGTTTACATGTTGCTCCTTGTTGCGTAGCACATACACAACCGTATAATAAAAATTACGAGTTGTTTGATCAACCATACTTGCAAAAAATAAGAAATGATTTTGATAACAATAAAATACCAAGTGCATGTGTTTATTGTATTAAAAGTGAACAAAATGGTTATACTAGCAGACGACAAAGCACTGGTCAAGAACCCGTTGTTAACACTCTCAAAAACTTAGAAATACACCTGGGTAATTATTGTAACCTTAAGTGTGTGATATGTAACAATAGATTTAGTAGTGCTTGGCAAAAAGACACACAGGCAATGGGATTGCCTACTTTTGATAACTTTAAGTTTGATCCTAAAAATATTGATGTGGATCTAAGCACAGTTGAATGGTTACACTTTAATGGTGGTGAACCTCTGTTTACAGATACACACTTAAAAATACTAGAGCGTATACCAAACCCACAACATTGTAGTGTGTACTATAACACCAATGGAACTATTCGTGTAAATGACAGTGTATTTGACATTTGGAGCAAATTCAAACTGGTAAAACTTGTGTTTAGTATTGATGATGTAGGTGAAAGATTTAATTATCAGCGTACAAATGCAGATTGGTCAACTGTTGAAGGTAATATGTTTTGGTATAGAGATGTTGCACCAACAAATATGATGTTTGGTATTAACAGAACTGTTAGTAGATTAAATGTAGATCACCTAAGTGATCTAAATGAATGGATATCTAATAAGTTTAATACAAATAGATTGGGAGATCTAAATGATTTTAGTGAACAAGTTGCACACGGCATCACTGCATTAGACAGTGATACCAGGCTTTATAATGAATATATTTCTAAACTCAATTCGATTCGATCTTAGTTCTTAGCAATCTTTTCTTCGTATAAATCCATGCTATGATCTCTTGCACCGTCAAAAAATTCCCATTTACTCCACGCTCTCATACGACCACGCCATCCATCTTTAAAGACCTGCCAAGGTGTCATCTTACGAATGTAACCATAGTAGTTGATGTAGTGTAGTTCGCCTCTGTGACGGAAGCCCATAATAGCAAGTGGCACACGAGGTACAATGTCATTGTTGTTTACATATCTATGATGCTCGAAAGTACATTTAGTTGCCCAAATCTTACCACCTACACGAGGTTGACCATATGTATAACAAGCAACAACACGATCCTGTAGTCGACTTGCTGCTAGTGCTGCCATTGCACCACCTAGACTGTGTCCACAAATGTAAAGTGCTTTTTTCTTACGAGCAGGTGTATCTACATATGCTAGTACTTGTTCCCAAATACGATTTAGGTATTCGTAAAAACCAGCATGAACCATGCCCCAAGTCTTACTCTTACGCTTCCATGCTTTTAAATCTGCTTTAATATCTGAAAATTCTTTTGGTTCAGTACCTCTAAATGCAAGCACAACACGCTCACTGTTTTCAACAATTAAACATTCTGCACCTTTATGATCTACTAGAACACTTTTGGTATAACCAAGTGTGTGTACTGCAGGCTTGCTCTCTGCTTGTGTTAGATAGGCTACTTTAGCCAGAGTTGCAAAGTGCAACCCAGGGTTTTCTATACTTGACATTGTTCCTCCTCCAAGTTACAATAATGTAATGTTGTATTTAACCGATAAATACTAAAAACGATAAGGACGAAACCATGCGTAAACAAACTCGTAGTATACTACACGAACTAAACAGCATGATTGTTGAAAAAGATAGACAACATGTAATGGAAAGTCGAGCAACTAACGTGATAGAGAGCGCAATCAATCTTATTAATGAAATGCACAAGCATTATGATGCCGATGTGGCAGGTGACCTAGAGCGTCGACTGTTAAACAGTATTAAACATCAGGATAGTAAACGCTTTGTGCGAGGTATTCGGAAAGTCAACGAAAGCAAATGCGCTTCAGAGAAATAGTAGCCGAAGCTGCTGAAGGTAAAAATCTGCACTTAGAACACATTGAGGATCTAGTATTTCTTCAAGGTGCTAGTGGTGCCAACAGTGCGTTACAGTATATTAACAGTGTGCGTGATATGCTAGAAGAAGGCGGCACAGTAAACAGTAGTGTCACTGTAAAGTGGGATGGCGCACCTGCTATCTTTGTAGGCACAGATCCAGCAGACGGCAAGTTCTTTGTCGGCACTAAAGGCGTGTTCAGCAAAACAGGTAAACTTGTAAAAAGCACTGCAGACCTAGACAAGTATGGATACAGTGGTGGCTTGCGTGATAAACTAGCACTAGCACTAAAACTACTTCCAAGTTTAGGTATACAAGGTGTGCTGCAAGGCGACATGATGTATACCAAAAGTGATTTAGAAACTGCCGACATTGACGGCGAGCCAAGTTGGATATTCCAACCTAACACTATTGCTTATGCTGTTCCTAAAGACAGCGAACTAGGCAAGCGCATTGCAGCAAGTCAAATGGGTATTATCTTTCACACAACCTACACAGGCGACAGCATGGAAAGCATGCAAGCAAGTTTTGGTGCTGATGTAAACAGTTTAAACAAAACCAGTGCAGTATGGTTTGACGATGCAACCTACAAAGATCTTAGTGGACAAGCAAGTCTCACACAACAAGAGAATAAACAAATACTACAAGGGCTAAATGCTGCCGCCAGCGCACTTAAAACTGCAGATTTTACAGCAGTTAGTGGTGACTACAAAGCACTTATGATGCAGTATGTAAATGCAAGAATACGCAGAGGCGATACACAAATAGATGATGCACAGAGTTTTGCTACAGACTTTACACAGTGGTACAATGATTATATACAAAAAGAGATTGCAAAACTAAAGAATCAAGATCCTGAGAGTCCTGCAGTTAAGAAGCGCACGGATAAGATAGCTGCACAAAACAAGTTTGTCAGTGATAACATGACAGGCATTGCAAGTGCATTGGCAGTATACAAAGACATCATTGCACTAAAAAATATGCTTATAAATAAGTTGAATAAGGTAGACAGTGTTAAGTCACTGCTACGCACAGACACAGGCTATACTGTAACAAATCCAGAAGGCTTTGTTGCCATTGGCACAGACAATGGTGCAGTAAAACTAGTTGACCGCATGGAGTTTAGTAAAAACAACTTTAATGCTGTTAAGAATTGGAGCAAGTAATGAGAGCAAAAGAATTTATCAGTGAAGATAAGCAGAAGTTAGATGAAATTGCGCCACTTGCTGTTGCTGGCTGGGCTCTTACTGCTGGTACTGCAGCCTGGCAAGCATATGACACTTACAATGATATTCAAACATATAATAAAAGTGAAAAAACCGAAGCAGACTTGGATAAACTAAAAGCAGCAATTGGCATGGATACTCTTGCACTAGTTGCAGGCGGCGCTGCTGGCAAACTAGTTGGCAAAACTATTAGTCTAGGCGCAACACCATTTAAGGCTGTAAAAAAGATATACGATGCGAAAAAGCAAGCAGCCGCAGCTAAAAAAGCTGCTGAAAAAAGTGCAGCGGCTGCTAAAAAAGTAGAGCCAATGAAAAGCGTAAAAACTCCTGGCGCAAGTATTGGAAGTACAACAACAAAAGTAGCACAGCAACCTAAGACAGTCGTTCAAAAAGTAAAAGATTTTGCCAAAGGGCCTGGCGACGAAGCAGCAGGTGCAGCGGCTGCAAAACTTGCTACAAAGAAAAAACCAAAAGTTAATGTTAGTAAATCTGCAGGTGCAACAGCCGGCAAAACAACAAGCAAATTGAAACCTCCTTTAAAGGCGACAACTGCTGCAGGCGCACTAGCAGGAAAAGCAGCCCTAGACCAATTTGATAAATTATCAAAAGGATTTGATGACTGGGAGAAGAATCGCAATGCTGCCAATACAGCAGGTGCCAACAGTTATGTATACACAGGTGATAAAAAAGATCCACCTAAGAGTGACTTTGTTGCAAAGAATCTAGACTTAGAACGATTAAAGGCAAAAAGATAATGGCATTTGAATTTATCAGAGAAGAAATTACAGAAGCACGTTACATCCGCACTGCGGCAGATACCATTGGCAGAGACATGACAGATGTAGGTGAAAGTTTCTTTGAACAACTATTAATGCTACAGCAAATGCGTTTTGAAAATCCAAAATTTGCAGCCAAGTATGCTAAAGACACACTAAAGTTTATGAATTTTAGTAGCGTAAAGCCTGGAGCAACTGATTTGCATAACCTTGCAAGTATTATTGCTAACCCTGGAAAATACAAAGGTGTTACCAGTGGTGGAACAGTTAGTTTTGATGAACTGGGATTTAAACGTTATCTGCGTGATATTGCAGCAGGCAGAAGTAACACTGCAATGGATAGAACATTCCTAATGAAGCAGCAACGTAACTTGGGCATTAAGAACACTTTTCTTAAACAAGCAAGACGTGCAAGTGCAGATTATGGACGCACAAGTGCTGGAGAACGCACAGGTCTAAGTGCTAGAATGGTAAACAGTCAACGTCAGGATGGCAAGTTTCGCAGTGATATTAGCAAGCAGTACATGGGTACTGTGGCAGATAAAAAACTGGTTCCTCAAGATAAAAAAGGCTTGCCATTATGGGCTAAAGCAGCAGGCGGATTTGCAGCTGGTGTTGTTGTCAGTAAAATGATAGACTAAATTTTTAATTTTCTTATAAATACTGTTAAGCAAGAAAAGACTTGCACAAATAGGAGATAAGAAAATGGCAGACATTACTCGTGTAAACGGCAATGCAAAAGCTCACGGTTCACCAGCAGGTGCAATCACTGCAGACGAACTAGTGATTCTAAACGGTCCAGAACTGGACTTTTTTAAGATTATTGTAACTAACGGTTCATCAGAAGTTGTTGATATTACCAACGAACTAGACGCAGCAGAGTCAGTTGTGGAAATCATGAAAACAATTGGCACAAAAGCAACTGTTGAAATGTATCAAGTAGAAGGCGATGCAACTGGTCAAATCAGTATTGCATGTTATCCTGCTGCAGCATGGACAACAGCAACATTGCAAACAGCTATCCGCGCACTAGGCGGCACAGTTGGTGCAAACAGTGTAGACGTCAGTGGTACAGCAGTTACTACTAGCGGCTTAGAATTCGTATAAGTTAAATAAATACATACAATAGAGATGTAGAGATACATCATTTAAGGAGATAAGAAAATGGCTAGAATTACAACTTCAGCAACAGTAACAGCTGGTAGTGGTCTAGGACCAACAACATACATCTATGCAATTGCAACAGGTACAATCACAACAGCAGCAGCAGCTCAAGAGATTGCAGCAAGCCCGTACTTTGGTACAATTGCAGCAGTTGAAGGCACAGGCGACGGTGAGCATATCATGGTTCAAGGTGGACCAGGTGGCGCGGAAGCAATTAGTGGTGTTTCACTAGTTGCATCATTTACTGTAGCATAATTTAGACTAACAAAATATTAAAGCGTCACTTTTTAAGTGGCGCTTTTTTTATGAGTTAAATACTACTATAATGAAACACGCAAGCAGTATTTGGCAAGAACATCCCGGCATACACACAGTTGAACTAAGCAAACTAAGCCCAATGAGTGCCCGCAAGGACAATCGTTGGTATTGGCGTGACTTGCCTAAAATGATGGATGATGGTATGTGGTATCCATTGCTATACTACAAAGTTACTCCTGAATGGTGGAACACTAAGTTTAAAGGTTGGTTTGGAAGCAGTGAATCATGGCCCGGAATAAATCCTCCTGTAGTTTGCGAAGATGGTATGATTTGGGCACTAAAGACTGGCAGTAACAGACTCAAGTGTTTAAAGTTTATGGGATATACAAGTGCAGATGCAATACTGTTTGACGATGTAAACACACTGCTTAAACTAGGCGAACAACTCAGAGAAAAAGATCCACTACATGGAGGCAAACATGGGCGCAATATTTAATATACCCAGTGCAGTATGGGGCGTAAGTCTAGTGGACATAACCGCAACTGGTGTTACTCGTGGTCATGGTAAAGAACGTAATCAGCAGCGCAACTGGGAAACAGTGTTACAAACTGCAGGATTATTAACACAGCCTATCATACTACAGAATCCAGAGCTACACAATTTCAATAATGAAAATGGTTTTTCAGACAGTGCCTTGTTTAACAAAATAGGCATCAAGCACCAATTCCAACTACAAATGTTAAACGCTAATATAAACATGTGGATTTTTGCTATAGGCGCAGAACAAGCAGATGTGTTTGGTACTAATGCTGAAAGACTGCACACAGTATTTGATCTAATACCTGTACACAGCGATTTAGACGAAACTATACAGTTAACGCCCAGTGTTTTTCACACTTCAGACAGTGGTTTAATTAACATACAGTATTTTATTGCACCCACGGTCTAATAAATATAGTTGATGCTAGAATAATAGG